CGGCAGGAGGTTGACCGAGCTGTATAAACCATTTGTGCAACCTGGACCTGACCCGCTCGCGCCCCCTCTTACCGTGATCGGGACCAACCCGCGGCGCTAAGAGAGCGCGGACGAGACGTTTATGGGACAGTTCCAGTTCGTTCGACTGCCTTTTGTTGAGGGCCGCGACATAGGAACGCCAGTGGGCATCCTGGCCAAGGGGAAGTAGACCCAGGTACATCTTTGGATCAGCGAGGTCAGAACAAACCCGCGCGACACCAAACGTGTCCTTCAAGTAGTCAAAGTCGGAGACAGAGTCGAGGGCATCTGCCACCTTCCGACACTTGAGATGGACGCGATGGTACTTCGGAGCACCAGAGAACCTGGAAACCAACTCCCAATAACCACGTCGTACTCCGGAAACCCCCGGGTACCTACGCAGAGAGGAAAACTCCAAGTCGGGGCCCATGGTCATCACGTAGTCCACGGACTGAACCGCAAGGGCTCGCCTCTCCACCTCAGCTACAGGCAAATCTAGGATCTCAAGGCCATCTCTATCTAGTGAGTCCCAAGACCCAACCTCATAAGAATGGGTCAGCGACGCCACATCTTCGATAAGGCCAGACCAGGGGAGGACAGGACGGGCAAAGTTATTAGCAAATAAAGAGAGCCTGGAATAAGCCTCTCCGCCAACAACAGAGCCCTCCAAGAGATCAACAGCCAATGAGGAATACGCGGTCATCTGGCAAAGACAAAGCTTGTCAAATAACCCGTCCCACCGGCGGAGACCCCCACCCCCCAGGAGGCGTGGGATGTACATGGGCAGACCCAGTTCCCTCGCCCAACGGCGCATGCCCCAAAGAACGCGGTAAAACGCCCGGTGGAGAATCTCGCGCCAGGGCCCCCGGGCTTTGTCGACAACCTGCTCATAGCAGGAACCGACAAAAAGCCATTCAGGGGGCTCCCGACACTGCAAAAAGGACGAGACGCCCAGACGGGAGGCTTCAGAGCAACGCGCCGAAAGGAAGGAAAGAGAGGGCAAAACGCCACTCTTTCCACCATACACACCGCTAAAGACGAAGGAGTAACGAGACAAAAGTTCCTTCTTCCTATTCGCAACAAGGCCAAGGGAGCGAATGGCATTGTCATAGGCAAGCGGCCAACCACGGGGACAAGCAGCAATGAGATCGTCACCATTAACAAGAACGAAGGCGACGCCGCAAGCCGCGTCCGCGATGGCCGCAGCATAGAGGTTGGCTATGTTCAGCACGAACCAGCTGGAGGGAAGGCCCATCCAAAGCCCCCGGGAGGTACGGTAAGCGCCATGGAATTTATCTAAAACCGTGCCCGAAGAAAACAGGGTCATAAAAGAATGCCAACAGAGCTTCCCAGGAATACCCCCGTAAGAAACAGAATGGAACAAACCCCGCAGTACGGACCAAGCAACTTCAAAGGGCATAAGGTCTGTAGCGAAAGAAAGGTCGGCGGAGAACCAAAAGAACTCTTCGCCGTACTTCCCTCTCGCCAAATGACCTAACTCCCAAACAGCAAGGGACCGGCGCTCAGAGAGGGCTGGGCCAACGCGCGGGTCTTTAAGGAGGAAAGGGAAGAACCGCTGGCGGAAGAAGTGGGACCAGACAAGATGGGGCTCCGAGCAAGCGGTGACAACCCGAGACTTAACACCCTTATCTGGCACAACCTCTGCCCTCCCAACGAGTCGACCAAGTCGCCCTACACCACGCAAAATGGCGTAGGAACGGCCAATCCTACCAAGATCATCCGCGTGGACCCAAGGGCGAGCATCGCCCAGTTCGACATCGGAAAGGTTCTCACTGACCCAACGAGAAAAGCCGCCGTCAACACGTTTAAAATGTAAAGACGCTGCAAACCCAACCGGTAATTCAAAAACGCCCCCTGAAACGGAATAACGCCGGATCCACTGCGAAGAGAATAAACGCAGACCATCCAGGATAGAGGGGTCGTGGGAAGGGGGGGCACGGAGTCGACACCTAAGATCCCACAACTCGGACTCCTTATCCATCCCTATAAAGGGCATCGAGCGCGACAAGGACGAAAGAACCAAGACCGCGTCCGAAACGGGCACCTTTAAAAAGGACCGACACTTATGCAGGGTCTTCCGTAGGTAGGACCCCGCCCTTGAGGTTCTCTTATCACAAGGAGAAAGAAATGAGTCGAAGAACTCCTTAAAGGCAACGCCAAGGCGAACCCGCTGAACCCGTTGTCCGGACTGAAGCGAAACACCCATCTCTAATTCACCGAAAAGGAGCAACCAAAACCACTCCAATCGGCGAACCAGATTAAAGGTCAACCAACCCCTCTCAGAAGAGACGACATCTTGAGAGGAGGTCACTTTTAGACCAGGAAACAGGCTAGAAAGGTACGCCCACAACGGCCTTAAACATTTCCATAATACCTTCACACAACGCCCATCGATCTCATTCCCAAACTTGATAAGCCTCAATCCCCACGACATCCTCTCACGCCTATTAAGGGTGCGAACCCCGCATAACACGGGTGCACTCCTACAAAGGAGCGATAACGCCCGCTCCCGACCACGGAGGGCTGGCCACTTCACAGCACTTCCGATAAGGAGACGGGGGTCAATCCAAGGAGAACCGGTCGGCGAATCCCTAAGAAGCCGAAGCCGCCTGGTCTTCGCTTGGCGTACACCCTTATCTATGAAAGAAGGAACTGACGAAACAATAGAGTCGACAACATCCACATCACCGCCGCGCTCGTGCGGACCTTATCGAATACCGGAAACGCGC